AACGTAGCAGAATTTAGAAGTAATTTGATTGGAGACGGTGCTCGTCCTAATCTATTTTCTGTAACCTTAACATTCCCAACAATTGTTAATAATGCAGCATCTGCTGGACAGAAAATGACCTTCATGGCTAAAGCAGCACAATTGCCAGGTTCAACAATCGGAACTGTACCTATGTACTATTTCGGTCGTGAACTGAAATTTGCTGGTAACCGTACATTCACCGACTGGACATTACAGATCATCAACGATGAAGATTTCTTGATCCGTAACGGTCTAGAATCATGGATGAACGCAATTGCAAGTAATGAAGGTAACGTTCGTAACGCACAGGCAGCTAACCCAAGTGGTTACACTGTTGATGCAACAGTTACACAATATGGCAAAACAGGTGAAGCAATCAAGACTTACACATTTGTAGGATTGTTCCCACTCGATATTGCTCCTATTGACTTGGATTGGGGCTCTAACGATTCTATCGAAGAATATGCAGCAACCTTTGCTTTCCAATACTGGACTAACGACCAGACTACTTAATTTTTTATATGAGGGACTTCGGTCCCTCTTTTATGTGTTTTTGAATTGATATAAAAGGACAATATGGCAGCTCTAAACAAATTTTCTCTATTCGGCTTCACGATTTCTCGTGATAAGAGTGAGCAGGACCAATCGGTTCAACAATCATTTTCTCCACCATCTAATGACGATGGTGCGTTAACCATTCAGTCTGCGGCCTATTATGGCACTTATGTTGACCTAGACGGTACAGCAAAGAACGAAGTTGAGTTGATTTCCCGTTATCGTGAAATGGCTATGCAGCCAGAAATTGAATCTGCGATTGATGATATTGTCAATGAAGCTATCTGTCAAGACGATGATGGAAAATCAATTGAAATTGTTCTGGATGATTTAGAAACTCCAGACAAAATTAAAAAAGCAATCAAAACAGAATTCGGAATTATCCTTCGAATGCTGAATTATAAGAGAATGTCACAAGACATTTTCCGTAGATACTATGTCGATGGACGTATGTACTACCACATTCTAATTGACCGTGAAAACCCAGGTGCAGGTATTCAAGAATTAAGATATATCGACCCACGTAAATTACGTAAAGTCCGTGAAATCAAAAAGAAAAAGGACGAACGTACTGGCGTTGATGTGATGAACGTTATCAACGAGTATTACATTTTCAATGATAAGGTTACCACTGGTTCTTCTTCTAATTTCGGTCCAGTTGGTGTTAGAATTACCACAGACTCTATCATTTCAGTTGTTTCAGGATTGATGGACTCTCGTAGAGCAGTTGTATTATCTTATCTACACAAAGCAATCAAACCACTTAACCAATTACGGATGATTGAAGATGCTACTGTCATCTATCGTATTAGCCGTGCCCCTGAGCGCCGTATTTTTTACATTGATGTGGGTAATCTTCCAAAACTAAAAGCGGAACAATACCTACGTGACATTATGGTCAAATACAAGAACAAACTTGTATACGATGCCAACACTGGTGAAGTCCGTGATGATCGTAAATTTATGTCAATGATGGAAGATTTCTGGTTACCTCGCCGTGAAGGTGGTAAAGGTACAGAGATTTCTACATTACCCGGTGGTCAAAACCTAGGTGAGTTGGAGGATGTTAAGTACTTTGAACGTAAGTTGTATAAGTCTTTGAATGTTCCAGTCTCCAGGTTGAATCCAGAGTCATCTGGTTTCACTATCGGTCGTGTTGCTGAAGTAACACGTGATGAACTTAAATTTACCAAGTTCGTTGACCGTTTACGTAATAAATTCTCAGAATTGTTTGACCAAGCCCTTCGTGCTCAGTGTGTACTAAAAGGTATCTGTACTGCTGACGAATGGGATGAATTCAAACAACACATTCATTATGACTTTATCAAAGACAACAATTTTGCCGAGTTGAAAGAGGCAGAGTTAATGAAAGAACGTTTAGGATTGTTGAGTGCTGTTGATCCATACACAGGTCGTTATTACTCTCAAGCATGGATTCAACGTAACGTACTACGTATGAACGATGATGAAATTCAACAAATGCAAGCAGAGATTGACGAAGAAAAAGAAATGGGTCTTGGTTTACCTGTTGGTGTTACCAACGATGTGGCACAACAAATGATGATGAGTAACGTACCACAACAACCTATGCATCCGGACGATAAAGACGATACTAACGAATACTAATAAATAATTTGATTTGGAGAATAAAATGTCAGAAATTACTCGTAAATTTGTAGATTATGCTTATGATGACCAAGCAAAAGAGTCACGTGAAACCTTCTATAATGCCTTACACGATAAGGTAATGGCACACCTAGAATCACAGAAACAGACCATTGCTCAAGGCATCTTACAACAACCATCACAGGAACCAGCAGGTGAAAACGTTTAAAGAACTTCGCACTTCCAAAATGCAGGAAGTTGAACTTGAACACTTCGGTATTCAGGTCGAAGAATCTTTGGAGTTGAGTGATCTGCCTCCAGTGATGGAATCAGATAAACAAAATCATTCACAACCACATGACCCTCCTGCGGTTCTAATCATGAAGCGCAAGTCAATTCGTTTGTTTCCTAATGGGCAAAGAGTTGCGTTGTACTATGTGGACAAAATTAATAAATACGTAACCGTGCCATATTCTTCAATGCAATGGTCAGCGGCAGTAGAGGAAGAGGTCAGTTCACACGACCAACTCAAATCTATTGTTGAAAGTCACAAAGTCGATTCAAGTATATCGAATGAAATATTCGGTATCTACAACCGTTTGAATGAGACCAACAAGTTTAGGTTTCTACAAATGGCAGAAGAAGATTTCAATAACTTACTGAACTTTGTCAAGAAGAACAAATAATAGGATAAAAAAATGTCAAACAAATTCACCTATCAGGTTTTGAGAGATACCACAACAGACGCAGTTATTAAATTAACTGGTACATTTGATGGTTCAGGTCAAGAAGCAAATAACACACGTATTCAAGCAAACACACTTGCTAACGCATTGGCAACAAACGGGTATTTGGTTGCAAACGCACAGGGTGGTTCAGCAAATACTACTTTATCATACTACGACTTACAATTAACCGGACTAAAAGCAATCGTTAATATGCCTGTTGCTAATACGGGTAGTGGTATGGGTGCAGTTGAGGTTTTCTGGAATGGCGGTGGAGCAAACGCAGCTTTACAATATGCAAACTCAGCAACTATTTTCCACTTGAGTTCATCTAGTGATTTTGGTAATGGTGAACAATTACCATCCATTACTAACAACGCAATCGGATCACCACTAGGTGATATTGGTATTTACACACAGGGTGCACAAGCAGCCTGTTCATATACATTAGTTATATCATTACGTAAGAATAACGCAATGTACCAACGTGGTCAGTTCAACGATCCTGCAGCATTCAACGCTGGTATTTACTCACTAAAACCGTAATGAGAGTTTTTATCGAATCTCTATTATCAGGAGATTTGGCAGAAGCAAAAGAAATTTTGAATGCCAAACTAAAAGACTTGGTTACTGAAACACGTAACCAGGTCAAACTGAGTTTGGCGGAAGATATATACGGTGACTATGGAGTAGATGTTGCTATTGAACTCGAAGAAGATAATGTACAAAAGGTAGGAAGAACAAAGTTAGTTAAAGTTCGTATTCGTGGCGGAAAGATTCAACGTAGAAAGAAACTATCCGACACTAAAGGTTATACAACACGTGGTGGCAAGTTAATACGAATGTCAGCTACGGAAATTCGTCATAGAAAAGTAGCAGCACGTAAGGCTAAATTCAAGCGCCGTGCAAAATTACAAACCTCTCTTAGAAAGCGTCAGCGTTCTTTGAGAAAACGACACGCAATGGGGCTATAATGAAGTTAATTAAAGAAATTACAGAATCAGTAAACTATCTGGTTGAAGAAAAAGATGGCAAGAAAACCTTGTTTATCGAAGGACCATTTCTAGTTTCAGAAAGAACAAACCGTAACGGTCGCATGTACAAAGAAGAAACCATGCGCAAAGAAGTTAATCGTTACACAGAAAATTATATCAATCAAAAACGTGCCTTTGGTGAGCTGGGTCATCCAGACACCCCATCTATCAATCTAGACCGTGTGTCTCACCTTATCGTGGGTCTACGTCAAGAAGGTAATGATTGGATAGGCAAAGCTAAAATTCTTGAAACACCGATGGGTAACATTGCAAGAAACCTTATTGAAGGTGGCGCTCAACTTGGCGTATCTTCTCGTGGTATGGGTTCTCTTAAAAATGTTAACGGTATTAACATCGTTCAAGATGACTTCTATCTAGCCACAGCGGCGGATATTGTAGCTGACCCTTCTGCTCCCGGTGCATTCGTACAGGGAATTATGGAAGGTAAAGAGTGGGTGTTGCAAGACGGCGTTTGGACAGAGCAAAAACTGGAAGAAGCCAAGAAGATGATTAAACAAGCATCTCAATCCCAAATTGAGGAAGTTAGTTTAAGAATCTTCCAAAATCTACTTAAAAAATTCTAATTATAAATATCCAATACAAATCAAGGAGATTTCTAAAATGTCAAAATTTAATCTATCTGATGCCGCTAAAAAAGTATTACTAGGCGAAGATTCAAAGTCAACATTCGATGCAAATATTGCATCTAAACGTGGTTCACGTGAAGATGATGGCACACAAGGTAAGAGAATGGGTTCTGTTGGTAAAGACAAACTACCTTCTTCTACTGTTGCTGGTCAACAAGATGTAGGTGAGATTGGTCAGTCTCCAGAAAAGAAAGACGATCACAATCCAGATTATACAAAAGGTACACCATCTGCTACTCCTCCTGGTGCAACACCTCCAGTTGGTTCAGAGAAAGACGGCGTAGGTATTTCTAAACCATCAGGTCAACCACAAGAAACAATGGGTCGTTCTGACTTGACACATACTGCTCAAGCTGATGCAACTCATTACGAAACTATTCGTGACCGTATCGCAGGTAAACTAGCACCACAAATGATGCAAGCAAATCCAGGCGCAACATTCCAACAATACGGCGAAGATATGGATGCACTATTCTCTGGTGAATCTCTATCAGAAGAATTCAAATCTAAAGCAGCTACCATTTTTGAAGCAGCAGTTGTTGCTAAGGCAACTACCGTTGTTGAAGAAATCGAATCAGAATTGACTGAACAATTCGATGCAGCTGTTGAA